GTCTAACATTTTCTACAAAAACCTCTATGTCAAATACTGAACTCGGTGCAATGTCTAATGTAAAAGCAGTTGTGCTTCCGTCACCATTAAACCTCTTACCTTTTAAAGATTGAAACTGATTTGTTGTATCTATAGGTGTACCAAGATATGCCATTCTAGGTTATCTCCATAATTGATACAGCTATGTCCGCAGCCCCCGAAGCTGTTAACGAAAGTGTGTGAGTTGTTTCCACAACCCCTTTGTTACCAGACAATGGTACAATTGTGCCACCTACAGGCACGGGTGCATTAGTTACTAGTTCAACTGTTTGATTAGCTTCGTCATTTGCACCTGCTCTATTGCTAGTGTCTGAACCTAAACTTACTGTTGCAGTAATCTGTGATGTTGTTGTGTTACCTACCATGATTCCAAGAACTACAGTTGTTGTAGAACCTGCCACTGTATAGATAACATCAGCACTTGTTACACCTGCTTTTGTTACTACTTTAAATGTATTTGCCATCTATTCTCCTATCCTAATGCTATTGCCAATGCAGTTGGGTCTTCGGTTGAAAATCCTGCACTTGATAAATATGTTTTTAAATCTGATAAAGCTACTTGCTTCATCGTTCCTGCATCATTGGTGACGACTCTGTCTGCATCTACTAAAGTTGTTGATGTAGCAGACGTATCACCGTCTATTATGTTAAGTTCTGCTGTTGTTGCTGTAACACCATCCAGTATGTTAAGTTCTGCTGTAGTGGATGTTACCCCGTCTAATATATTTAATTCAGAAGCCGTTGATGTCACACCATCAAGACTATTAAGTTCAGATGTTGTAGAAGTGACACCATCTAAAATATTTAGTTCAGATGTGGTTGCAGTAACTCCATCTAATATGTTTACTTCTGTGGCTGTTGCAGTTATTGCCACGTCTTCATTTAGTTTTGGTGACGTTAATCTTTTGTTTGTTAGTGTGTCTGTTGTTGTTTTACCTACTAAAGTATCTGTAGTTGCGGGTAAAGTTAATGTAATATTACCTGCAAAAGCTGAGTGTGCGGGTGCTTGAAGTTGAGCATAGTGTGCATTTGATGACTCACAGTAAAATCGAACATATGATTGTGCACCTGAGTTTTTAATTGATATAGCACCTGATTGCATATCAATACCATTAGAACCATCTACTCTCACAACACCTGTTCCATTTGGTGTTAAAGTAATATTACCATTTGATGTAGATACGATGTCATTACCATTAACATCTAAATCTCCACCTAGCTGAGGACTAGAATCTCCAGATAAATCTGTTAAACCTCCGACACTGCTAAAAATACTTGCAATAGAAACTTTTTTCAGTGCAGATGCACTATTGTCTCTTAATAATAATTGGTCGTTTGAGTTGTCAATACCTGATGTTATTGCAGTTTGAGATGATATTATTTTCTCACTAACAGCACCATCCTGTAAAATGCTGTGTATTTCATCACTGCCATCAACATAAATAATATCTTTTAGTCCTGTGCCTATTGTTACTGTTTGTGCACCTGTTCCTGCTGTGCAAACGACAGAATCATCTGAGCCATTATTTATATAATAAGTTTTTTGTTTGTTTGGAAATGTAATAGTTCTCGATGTACCAGGTGAACCAGTAAATTTTATTACTGCGTGTCTACCGTTATTGTCTGCTGTACCATCAGCAAAAGCTAAAGTCACATTACCAGACGCAACACTTACCTCAACATATCCACCGATAGCATCATCTAATAAGTCTATGAGCTGGTCATTAAGAACATCACCCCACGAGCCTATGTTTTCTCCATCTGCCTGTTTGACAAATCCTAATTGTGTATAACTATTAGCCATTTAGTTTGCTACTCCTATATTCCATGTTTCGTCTCCGCCAGATGTCGTATCTATAAGAGACCATAATTTTACTGTTCCCACTGTTCCTGTTCCAGATGTTCCTGTAACTGTATTAATAACTGCGGTTCCTGATATGTTTGCTGAAAGGTCAGCTAAACTTAATCTTAAATTATCAAAACCAACTTGATTAATTTGTGCACTACCAGACGGTGTCTCAGAGCCTAAAGCTAAAGTTGCTGCTATCCCTGTTTCACTTAATACGATGCCGTCATTCCAACCGTCATCGCCATAAGCTCCAGCATTCCATCCACCAGTGCCAGTCGCCATTAACTAATCCTTATTAAAGCTGTATTGTGTGCAGCAGTTGGGAACTGCACTGTAAATGTACCGTTTGATGATGAAAAATCAGAACCAAAATCTAATACTGCAATAGCAGCATTTGATTTACTGTTGTTATAAATTAAAGCACCTCGTGCTGTAATTGTTGCTGATGAAAAACTTGGGTCTGCTGCATCAAAAAAAGCCACACCATTTGAAGTATCAAGTGTAACAGATTGGCTAGATAGTGTTGTACCACCAGCTGTATATCCTGTGCCACTAGCTTCGTTTGATGTCGTGTATGCTGTAGTAGATGCATTTAAAGTTGCATCTGATGTGTATAATGCAATTTTTATTGTGTCTCCACCATTTCCAAGATTTTGTGCACCATCCAAACAATCTTGTTTAAATACGTTTGTTAAAGTTTGTGTGATTGCCATAATATTTTATCTCCTATGTTGTGCTTGGTTTTAAATAGTTTTCTCCCATTACATTAGCGGGAGATGTGAAATCGTCTCTTCTTCTTCTTCTGGCTTGGTTGTTAACTGATTCTACTGCTGCCTGATACCTTTGTGTGTATATTGCATAATCCTCTCTATTCTTTGTAAATGTAGAGGCTTCCATAAGTGCTCCATATAATATTAAGTCTTGTGCATTTTGTGTTAACCAATTTGTAGTATTGGTGCTAGATAATCCAGCTAGTCTTCTTGCATACGTCATTTCTATATTTAACGCTGCACTAGGTGTGGGAGCTACTAAAATAGCTGTGTCTGTATAGTTAGCCCAATACTTTGGAGTGCCAGTGTTTGATGAATTTTTCCAATAGTCATAGATAAACTCATCTGTTCTCTCCTCTAAAAAAACTCTTTTACCGTTTGAGTCAATAAGTAAAAAATGAAAAATAATTTTTGCATCAACAGGTTTACTTACAAATCTATCTCCAACATTAAATGTAGAGTTAGCAGCCTCGTGAAGAGCGTAAGGGTCTACATCTCTAGATATTCTTTGTTCTGCTAAAGATATAAAGTTTGCTGTCTCGTTGGAAAACTCTGTGCCATCGTTCTCCATCCAATCTTTTAAATCTTGTGTAAGTGATGAAAATGTCATTGTCATGATTATTACCCCACGTCATCCAATAATGCACAAACTATGCAAGTTACTGTTGATGTGGATGATATCGCATGAATATCTCCCACTGTTGTATTTGGTAAATTACAATACCATGAGTGTCCAGCTGCAATCTTAATACCGTCACTTACAGACGTTGAAGCTGTGCCACCATCTAAAACTATATGTATATCATTTGAGGTATCTTCGTTTTTTATAAATAAAAAGTTCACTTTGTCAGATGTAGATATTGCAGTTGGTGCTGTATCATCGTCTACAGCAGTGTAATCTATAAAAGTTCCTGCCATTAAATCTGTGCTAGAGTTCGATACGCTAGTTAACTTGTAATACCACTTATCGTTTGCATCAGCAGGGCTGATTGTCATGGTTCCTGAAATAGTTTTAGCTATCTCGTCTGGTAAAATAGTTGCTGTTATGTTTACTGTTGCATCATCTGCCATTATTTTTTACCTTCTTTTTTAAGTCTTTCTTCTCTCTCTTCGTACTTAACCATCTCCTCTGGAGTGACCTTTCTGATATATCCTTTCTTAGGATTTCTTATAACTGCTGTTTTCACAGGTTTTGCTACTGCGTCTGACATATTTAGCCTTTCGTAATTTTAAAAGATAATCCCGTTACAGGAATAGTGACGTTTTTAATTTTTTGGGAAGTTGAAGTGCTTCCAGAGTTCCCCTGTGTATCTGTAGGGACCGAAGTGGGTGAGTTTGGAGCCAATGTCTGCGTAGATTTTACCTCCAATTTTTTGCCATCTTCTTGAGAATGCGTAGTCTTCTGATAAGTATCTTCCATCATCGTCTTTCATCGTGTCAAAGAATAGGTATGTATTCTCTGATTCAAATTCTTTATTGTTAATAATCTGGTCTGTTGTGTATTTTAAGTCTGGATATGCCTCTTTCATTTTTGTAAAACAGCTTCTTTTAATTAACATAAATCCAGTTGCTGCATCTAATACTTCGGCAAACCCTTTTTGTATTTGTATTTCACCCTTGTTTGAAAAATTTAAAACATAAGGATGACAAAGGTTTCTATAATCTTTACCCTCTTCTATAAGTTTAGGTATCATGTCCCAACTTATAAGTTTCATAGGATAAGGTGCACACAATACTTCTTTATCGTATTCTAAAAATCTTTTAAGAGATTTAGCTTCAAACCCTATGTCTGCATCTATAAATAATAAATGTGTAAAACTATCGTTGTCTAAAAAATTTGCTACTAGAGTATTTCTTGCCCTAGTAACTAAAGACTCTTGCCCTAGCGTTTGGATATTTAATCCTATCTGCTCTTCTCTGCAAAAGTTTTGTAAATCTAATATGCTATGAAAATAGTCTTCCGTTAGCATACTTCCGTAGCAAGGTGTTGCAACAAACAGATTTACTTTAGCTGACACTTACACTTTCTGAACCTAAACTAGCTGATAAGGTCAAAGCTGTAGCTAGTGGTGATGCATTAGCAGATTTAAAAGTTCCAACTATTCTTCTATCTGCACTGGTCACTCCTAGTGATGCTAATAAAGAAGATACTGTGCCGTTCTCTAATTTATCAGCTGTTCCTAGTTTTGCTTGTGGACTTGCATCTTTTAACGCTTGTGCGTCTGGTCTTTGTTTTCTAGGTTCTAGTTGAGGGTGTTTTTCCTCAAACTCTGATTTGTGTACAAAAGAGCCATTCCATTCTTTACGCATTTCTTTGTACGGAAAAGCCATACCGCTTCTATCTGATATTGCTTTAGCATATTTACCAGTTGCGTATTTCATATTTTGTATCTTAAATCAGGTTTTATTAGTAAGTCAACCTTTTCTCGGTTGTCTTGCATTGCCCTATTAAACTCCTCCTCGTATAACATTTTAAGTTCTTGTCTTCTAGGGACTTCAATCTGCGGTCTCTTTAGTGCTAAATAATAGGCTAAACCACTTATTGCACACGGCAGAAATCTATCTGGGATATCTACGTTTTCTGTAGAATCTGTAATATCCTCTATTCTTCTTCTCTCGTTAAATCTAAAAACATCTGTGGAATCATCTGGTGTTGGATAAAGAAACACTACTGGTGTCAACTGTTTGTCTAAAAAGTATTGACTTGGTCTGCCAGTATCAGATTTGTTAGGTATGTTTAAGTAGTCGTCTCTACTTATTCTCTCTAACTCAAAATCTGTAAAGGTGCTGTCAGAATTAGTTTTTCTAATTACAGCCTCTTCTATATCAACAGTGTGTGAGTTTAGGGTATAACTAGATGTGTTAGCTGTTAAACTTTGACTTGATGTTGTAACAGTCCATAACTGCACACTTCTGTTTAACCACTCCTGCAATAATAAATTTAAACTTCTTCTGCCTTGTTGAGCTTCTTTACCTGTTTGAGGTTCTCCGCCTATTCTTGAAAAAGCCTCTTCTATTATTTCATCTACTGCTAGTGTAAATGTGCGAGTGCCAGATGTTGCCATTTTTTATCCTAATATGTTTTTACTAATTTTAAAATAATTGTGTAGTGGTCTCCACTGGTGTGACCTGTTGTTGTTAATAGTAAGTCTCCATTAATACCAGAACCAGCATTGTTTGTTATTCCACCAAAATCTCTAAAGTCCATGTAACCTTGTGAAGACAAAGCACCATTTGCTCCTAATACTTTACAAACAACATTAGAGGATGCGTTCCATAATAAATCTACACGCATTCCAAATATGTCATAGTATATCTCTTCGATGTTTACTCTTGAGCAAGCATCACCAGTTGTATTATTAGCTAGGGATGAAACATCAACTTTAGTTACAGCACTTTCACCTGACCCGTCAGAAATATTTGTAAGTTTTACAAGTATTCTCTTTGCACCTGGTTCATCTCCAATAGTTTGCGATGTTACTGCATCTGCCATTTTTTACCTCCTAAAATAATTTTAGCCTCGCTCCTCACAATTAAGAGGAGCAAAGCTATGTATTTACAAATATGCATTTTAAAATACTGAGTATTCTAACTCTACTGTAAATCTTCCAGCAGTGATATCAGCGTTAACTGCAGTTGTGGCAAAAGCATATAAGTTTTTGCTTGCAATCGCAGCTGTGATATTTGGAACAAATATGTGGTAGTTACCAGCACTATTGTTAAAGTTTACATCTACTTCTGTGATTGATTGTGTAGCACTTAACTGCTCATTAAAAGATGTTACACCAGCACCAACGATTTCAGTTCCCGAAGAAACTGCAGCGTTTGTTGCTGTTCCAGAAGTTGCACTTAGTGATAAACCACCAACAAGAGTTTCACCTGCTGCTGTTGTAATACCAATTAATGCTCCGTGAATAAAAAATTTTGTAGGTGTAACTAGACCGTCTGGTGCGTCTGTATTTAATGCACCAAGCTCTACAAGAACATCACCATCTCCATAAGCAGTTGATGCTGCGTTTGTAGCTGCTAGTGAGCCTGCAAATGATTGAATCTTTCTAGTTCCCATGGAAACTAGTTGACCAGTTGAGTTTACTGAAAAACCAGTCTCTGTAATAGCACCTGAAGTGCTGTCTTTGTTAACTACGTTAAATCCAGCTTCTGAGCGAACTGGACCTGAAAAAGTTGTGTTAGCCATTTTAAACCTCCTTGGTTATATAGACCTCGTTACATAGTCTCTATACCGTCTGCTATTGCAGTCTATGTAACTTGTTAATAAGTATAAGGGGGGATAATCCCCCCTTATAGCGTACTTTATGCTCCTGGTGAGCCGAAGATACATCTCCAGTCAGAGAATCCGAAAGAATATCTTTCAGATGCTTTGAATCGCATATTTCCTGTTTCAAAGTCTGGCTCCATTGAAGTCTTCAGTGGTCTTCTTTGGAACATTTTTAGACCTGTGTTTGTTAAGTCAGTCAAGATAAAGAACGCATCAGTGTCAGTTAAGTAGTGGTTTACTGCATAACCTTCTGGAAGCATACTCATGCTTCTTAATGCGTTGATATCGTTATCTGCTGTACCAACTCTTAGCTCACTTCTCAAAATTCTTTGAGCTGTGAAAGCTAATTCTTTTGGTATAATCAATTTACGAGCTTGAACTGCTACTGGGATATCTCTATCGTCAGCGAAACCACCAATCTGAATGATTGCGTTTTCTAATGAAGACTCGGATAAGTCTGCAGCGGTTGAAGGTTCGTTTGATTGTGTTCCAGCCATAAGTGTTGGGTGGTCAGTTGCAATAAGCTCCTTACCATCTCCACCTACAAAGCTAGAGTTGAATGCATTATTAAGTACGTTAGCAGCTTTCACCTGTTTTGTGTAAGCCATAGAACGTGCTAATGCAGCAGTATATCTCTTTGAAAGAGTATCATAGAGGTTATCCTCTACTGCTTCTTCTGTGATTGCAAAAGCAAGTGCAATTGTTTCATGCACATATCTTGCAGTCCACTGTTCAGCAGCAGTATCAAATTCTACAGAAGCACCCTCTGACTTTGTTGGTGCAGCACCAAATCCTGTCAATAGTGTCTCTTCTTCGAATGCTCTATCTGATGTTTCTTCAGTAAAGATTTCTGCGTGTTCACGTTCCCAACGCTTGTACTCCAAACCAAATAAGGCGTGGAGACCTGGTTCTAACTCTTTTACGAGTTGACTTCTTGATATAACAGCCATGTTTTATTCTCCTTTACCTTATACACCCACAGTACCGTCAGCATCAATGTGTTGGTTTAATTCATGTTCATGAATTGTTGCCTCAAGGATACCGTTTGTACCGAAAGCGTTTTTTGGTGTTTCATATAGACCAAGGATTCTCATTCCTGCAGTTCCAGTTCCAGTTGTACCTGAAATCTCAAACTTGGATTGTCCTGTGCTAGTATCGCCTGTACCAGCAACGTGGTCCGCTAATTGTCCAATGTCTGCAAAGTCAGCAGAACCTGCTGATTGAATTGCATAAACTATATTGGGGTCGTCATAAATGTAAGCAGTGACATCGCCACTACCTTGTGTAGTTGTACCTGTTGGGAAATATCTTGCGAATTTCACTTCCCCATCACTAGCGGTATATTGACAACCTGCGAATACTCCTAAGATTCTGTTACCAGCTGCGGCTACATCAATGTAACCTGTAGCAAGTAATTTAACGAAATCACCAGTAAAAATATTTGATGATGTTCCAGAAGCTATTTTGTATTCATTGGTTCTAATTTGTCCACCAGTTAGATGTCTGACAGGTCTTGCTCCAAAAGCAGCATCTACATTTGCCATATTTTCATCTCCTAATATTAAAATTAAAGTTAATAAACAACCCCATACTAAATTTAGTCTTCAGCCTCTTTCTTCTTTTTACCGAAAGAGACGGAACTTCTACGCTGTTGTGTTATAGGCATAGATGGATTTTGCTCTTTTAAGATGTCAGCATCCACAGCTTCGGTTTGAGTACGAGTTTTATTTTGATAATAATCGTTCTTCGCCTCTGCCATTTCTACTGGTATCTTAGCCAAAACTAAATCACCAGAGCCTATTACCCCAGCATACTTACCTGATTCATGTACGGGGACATCAAAATCTGGGTGTTCTTCTTTTCTAACGAACTCATAGCCTTCACGTTTTTTCTTGGCTATGTTTCGGGCATCATCCTCCCCACCCATACTCACTCTCAGCCAACGATATTTCATGCCGTCATCATTTGGCTTTGGAGCATCTAGATATGAAGGAGGTGTGTAAGTTACTTTGCGTTTCTGATGTGTTCTAGAAGTTTTCACATCAGACGATATATTTTTATTGGTCATTTGTCACTCCTAACAAATTTTGCATATTCTTCTAAAGGCACACCTAATTTCCTAGCCATAGCCATTTGACTATTGCTCAGAGTTACTTTGTTGTTAGGTGCGGATGGTGCACGAGATACACTCGCTACGACTTGCTTTGGTTTAGCTCCGCCTTTACCCAAGTCTGGGAAAGCCTGTGCTAACTGCCTGTCTAATTCAGAATAGTATTCCTCTGATGAGGGGTCGTATCCTTCCATTTTTAACTGAGCATCGATTGCGTATGCCGCTCCAGTTTTCGCTGCATCCTGTCCAAACCAAGTATTTACTTGTGCCCATTGAAGTGCTCTTGGGTCAGGTTGTGGTTGCGTTTGCTGTTGCGGTTGTGTTGGTGCGGGTTGTTGCACTTGTTCGGGTTGTTCTGCAGTTGCTTTCTGCTTTCTATCGAACAGATGTTTTTGTCGCTCCAAGTCTTTTAACTCAAACTTTGCGTCAGCTATCTCTTCTGCAATCTTTATTTCCTCATCGGTATTGCCAGTTTCTTTTGCCATTCTGTAGGCACTTCTAGCATTATCTAGAGTTTTAGTTGCAACTTTTATTTGATTATCAAAATAGTCTTGCTGTAAATTATTGTAATCACTATTCAAAGTGCTTTTTCTTTGAAGCTCTTTATTTAATGTTTCAATCTGAGTTGCTAGCTTTGCTTTTTCTTCTCGCTCTACTGCACGTTCTCTTACAAGCTCGTCTATTCTTTTTTGAAGTCTAGATTTTTTTTTAGGAGCAGCTTGCTTTTCTTCTGGCTCTGCTTCCTCTTGAGGTTCTTGAACTTCTTCCTCTACCGCTTCTTGATTTTCATCAGCAGCGTCTGTAGTTTCTTCTGGGTCTATTGCTTCCATAGTCTCAATAGCTTCTTCAGTATTGAGTTCTTCCATTTTTTCAGTATCCCCTTCAGGAACTATTTTCATCGGCTTTTTCTTTTCATCCGAAGTGTCGTGTAATACTTGCATAGGTTTCTCCTAAGAATTGTACGCTACACAAATGTAGCTAGTTGATAAAAGTGAAATTAACTTATTTCACTTACATCTGGGACTACACCCAGAATCTCGTCATCGTTCATGATTCGTAATTCTGCTTGTCCGTATTTGAAACGGTGTCCAGCATATTTTCCGAACATGACGTAATCTCCTAATTTACACCAAGGACTTGTCATATCTTCTCGCTTGTATGCATCCTCACCAAGCTCTATGACTTTTCCTATTGATGCTATAGCTCTGTGGTCTTCTATTGACTTAGTGGGTAAGTAGATACCCATATTTGTTTTGTTAGCTATATCTAAAGTTTTAATTAAAATTCTATGACCTGTCGGTCTTGGGTACTTATCGTTTTTAAGTTCTACTTCTTCTAGTTTAAATGTTGTGTTAGTCATCTAGTTCCTCTATGTTTTTAGCAGTTTCTCGTACTATTTCTTTAGCTAGAACTAAACCTCTGACTTGACCTACAGATTTTTCAAAATTATCTTTTATTATTTTGCCATCTGCAAAGGCATTTTTTCTACTCTCTATCTCAGAGTCTATTTTTCTTAGTATGTGTTTTACAGCCTTAGTTAGTTCCACTAACTAGAACGTACCCTTAAAATATTTTTTTGCAATAGACTTAGAGCTTTTTTTAGTTTTGAAACTAGGCTTGCCGCCCATCTTCGGTGCAACAATACCGCCTTTGTTCATTTTTGCCATGGAGTCTAATGCTTTTTGTTTTTCCTGTCCTGTTTTAATTAACCCTGGAGCAGTAACAGCAACACCACCTACTGCACCTGTACCCATTAGACCTAGAGATTTTAAAATCTTTTTACCAAACGAACTACCACCCAATAATCGCTTTAATTCTTTGGCTGGCATTTTTTTTAATTCACCTAGATTTTCTACTCCTAACCTCTTCAGCATTTCATTTGCTGTTTCGCCTTTTATTTTTTTACCTAAATTTATTACTTGTTGTCCTACTTTAGTTGCTAATGACATTATATGTACCTCTTTCTCCCTTTCATTTTTACGAATGTTCCTGATTTATATTTTTTTCTTTTTTTCTTTGGTTTTTTTGGTTTTACCATACCGCCTTTTTTCATTGGCACTTCTGGTATCTCGTCTTTTTTAGTTTTCTTTTTCTTTTTATCTTTTTTATCTTTTTCTTCTTCCTCTTCATCCTCCACTAATTTATTTATTAAATTAGAAATTGTTGTTGATGCATCCATTCCAACATCATAAAAAGGTAGTGCTACAGTTTGTTTTCCCACAAAACTTTTTACGGGTGCACCTGTCACATTTAATTGCTGTGGAATTTGAGCAACTGGATTTAAAAAATCTTGTAGTCTAGTTCCAAATCTATTTAAAGTATTGATGCCACCTTGTAAAAATCTTTGTCCTTGTGGGCTACCAAGTGCTCTGGCTCCAGCTCCAAGTGTGCCTATTCCAGCTGTTACATAAGGTAGTGCTAGTAATGGAAATACCATTTTATTTATCCTTCATCTGTTGTTTGGCTATGTCAGCCATTGTTTTTTCTCTAGCAAGAGATTTGTTTGCTCTAGAACGTAGTGCATCTCGTCTCTCGTTAGACTCAATCTTTTGTGTATCCACTGCAATATCAGATTCTGCTTTTGCTCTTTCTAACTGTAGCTTTGCGATATCAATCTGTGCGTCTGCAGCTTCTTTTTGCTCTTTCATGTTTAACTCACGCTGTCTGTCTTGTGCTCTTTGTTGTGAGTCCATAACTTTTCTGTCTGCTTCTTGTTTCTTAATAGCTAAATCCTGCATTGCAATCTGAACTCTAGGGTCCTGCATCTGTGCTTGCTGTGCTGCTTGCTGTGCTGCCATCTGATTTTGTTGTGACATTTCCATAGCTGCTGCTGCCTGCATTTGTGCAACTTGATTTTCTACCTCTGGTGGTAGTGCCTCGTACCCCTCGTCTTTGCCAGGATTTGCTCTGTCATATTCTGGTGCTGGAGGTAACTCCATGCCAGTCATGGCAGTAACTTGTAATCTGTATTTGTGTGCGTTGTGCTCTTGAATGTGAGCAACAATATTACCAGCTAGTGCCTGTGCAACTTGCGGTGATGCTGGTGTCATTGTCGGGTCACTCAATAATGCTTGGTGAACTGCAATGTGTGCATCGTGGTCTTGAGATGCAAACGCCTTCACAGGTCTACCATACATCATTGCATAGTTTTCTGTGACGGGGTCTTTTCTCTTCGCACCCATCTCTGGTAATAAAATCTCATCTACATTCTTTACATCAAGAGCTT